AGTCTTGTTGCGGCGCGTATGCTCTTGAGCACGTCTGGGTCATTCTCTCTGAATGGCATCAATGTCGGGTTGAATAGTGCTCGCCGTCTGATTGCTTCGGCTGGTGTGTTTGCGGAGACGGGCATTGCAGCAAACCTGCTATACAACAGAAGGATAACCGCATCTACTGGTGGTGTCTCCGAGAGTGGGATTGACGCTGGCCTACTCGCGGCGCGTAAGCTCTTGAGTCAGCCTGGGCAGTTCATTCTCGTCGGGATTGATGCGGACCTTATAAAGACTGGCGGAAACGTTAACCTCGTCGCATCGACTGGCGTTTTCTCTGTCAACGGCGCGACGATTGGGATTTACGAAGCACACCGTCTCGATGCTTCAACCGGCGCGTTCAATGTGGCCGGGAGTGCCGCGTCATTTTTACGTGGTAAGAGGTTCACTGTTGATACCGGTGTTTTCTCGGTCAACGGTATAACAATTGGCATCTTGGAAGCGCACCGGCTCGTTGCCTCAACTGGTGCTATTTCGGTTAGCGGGGCGGCCAATCTTCTTGCGGCTCGTCGTCTCGGCCTGAGCCCCGGTAGCTTCGGCGTCAACGGCATTAACATCGGTTTGTACGAGGCGTACACACTGTTGGCGTCTGCGGGGAGTTTCGAAGTCTCTAGTGGTGCTGCATCGTTGCTCGCATACCGCCGACTCGCGGCTGGTTCTGGTTTAATAGTAATAGACGGGCAGGCTCTCGAATATCTCCCAGGTGGTGGTATTTTCGTGAAGTCGCCGACTCGCGTCGTACTTGAGGCGTCGAGATTGCTGGTCCTGCTGGAGGCGTCACGTGTCGCTGTCACCCTTGATCCCTCGTCTACGACGGCGGATTTGACCCAATAACAGAAGGTTAGTTTATGTCAACACCGATGCACACCATCAAGCAGGGTGACACTCTTCCGAAACTCGCGTTCACACTCAAGGGCGCGGACGGCGCGGTTCAGAATCTGACCGGGGCGACAGTTCGTTTCTCCATGTCTGACTTTGACACCGGAGTCGTTATTATTGATCGCGCTGCATGCACCGTCGATGTGGACCCGACTACTGGCTCGGGATACTACACGTGGACGGTCCAAGATACTGCCGTTGCTGGGCGATATAAGGGTGAGATTGAAGTGTCGTTTCCGGGCTCCAATATCATGACGTTTCCGAACGATGGAAACATCATCATCCGGATTGTTGCCGAGATTGCCTGATGTCGTCACACGACAAGCTCACTAAGGAGATGGTCGAAGCGATCCTCGCGTACATCGCGGAGGCGGCGCTCGACCAATCTCTGCTTGTGAGCATCGGTCGTGTCGCGGCGGCGGTGATTGAGTCGGAGGCCGCTATAGCATCTGAACTATTGGGAATGGCGGAGGCCATAGACTACAATCTATTGACCAGCGAGTGGATAAGTAGGATGCCACTCAGAATGGCTGGCATCAACAACACCACCGAAGCCTCCCTACGTCGTCTGCTTGAAGATGCGCTGGCCAAGGGACAATCCGTAACTACTGTTGTAGATCGGATTGTCGGTATGTTCGGATCGATGGATGCGGGCAGGGCTCTCCTGATTTCTCGACAGGAAATCCTGGGAGCTAGCAACTTCGCCGCGTTCCGAGTATATCAGATTGCGGGAATACCCATGAAGCGATGGGTGTCGACGCAAGACGATCGAGTCAGAGATTCCCATGCCGAGGCCCACGGGCAGATCGTCGAGATAACAGAGCCGTTCGATGTTGGAGGTGCGGCGCTCATGTATCCCGGCGATCCCGCTGGTCCCGCCAAAGAGGTTTGCAACTGCCGCTGCTGGACCGTTCCGGAGTTGGATGGTAGGTCTATTTGGACAGAGGCAAGAGTTATTGCAATATGGAGAGGATACGTTAGGAGAGCGGTAGAGTGGGACTCGCGCATGACTGTCGCTGTGCGAACCGAGTTCTACAAGCAGAAAGATGGCGTATTGTACATTCTTCGTCGGAGCGCATGATGCACGAAGACAAGCTCAGAGAACAGAGAGCCGAGTGTGGCACTCGCATCGGCGACGTGGTGCGGTCGAACGGCATCCTCATGCTCAAGGTGAAGTGTCGCCGCTGCTCGAAGCGTGACGGAGTGGACATCTTCCACTACGTCCGTCTACACGAATCTGAGTCCGTGTTTAGCAGGACACACGGAACGTCCAAATAGAGAGAACATGAGCCAATCAGACCGCATTACTCTGCTCCGCGACAAGATCGCGGGTACGCGCTTCGCATCGAGTGCTGATTCCATCATCAGCATCGTTCGAGGCCAGGAGCCTCTGCGGGCTGGAATGGCTGTCGAGGTGACTCGGTCGTCTAATGGGCGTACTGCTCCAAATGGCGCGGCTTACCACCTCAAGATTCGTGCATCAACTGAGACGATCGCTCGCGATCAGGGCATCATCCCCATGTCGGCTTGGGAGAAGGGCGGACTCCGCAACTTCTCCAACAATCCGATCATCCTCGCCTTTCACGACCACAAGCAGCCGATCGGTCGTTCCGTTTATACGGAACTGAGCGGCTCTTCGATGGATCAGTATTGGGAGTTTCACGAAGAGACTGATATCAGCCGTACGATGAAGAGCCTCTACGAGAGGGGCTTCATGCGGGCTGCGTCGGTCGGTTTCTCTGTCCTCGATTGGGCGTTCATCGACGAGCTTGACGACAGGGAGATGGAGCAGCTTGTCGAGAAGTATGGTGCTTCTGCTGTTCGGGACATCTTCTGGATTGCCCGTAAGGCCGAGCTTCTCGAAACTTCGGCGGTCCCCGTGCCGTCTGATCCGAACGCTCTTGCGTTCAGTTTTGCAGCCAGAAACGCTGAGGCTCAGGGCTTCGACGTTTCTTCACTCATTAGCATTCGGAGCAACGACATGGAGACGGCCCCGGTGACTCCCGCGACGACCGAAGCTGAGCGTACCGCTCCGCTGACGGTCGATGCGCTCAAGGACATCGTGGAGAAGGGTTTCGCGACCCTTTCCGCTAGCATCGCCGAGCTTGGCGCTGCGATTCGTAGTTCGGCCCCTCAGGCCGAGAACACTCCCGCCGAGGGCACTTCCGCCCCCGTCGAGAGCGCAACTACCTCGGACGAGCGTGCCGAGGGCAACGTCGAAGTCACCATCGAGAAGCTTGAAGGTGAGAGCGACAGCGATGCCCTCGCTCGGCACATCGACGAGATGGCTGCAAGGCTGCGCGGGGCTCCGATCCCGAGCAAGAAGTAATCCCCTCTAGGAGAGACAAGCAATGTCGGACATTCTTCGAATGGACCGCGCCGCCCTGGAGCGTCTGGTGGAGGATCGACTCCGCGCAGTTAGTGACGCACAGAACGGTGCAACCCCGCCCGTGAACACCCGTGGCACCGAGGTCGAGGTCGAGGACGAGGCGCTGCCGACGAACGTCGGCCGCTATAGCTCTTCGCGCGAGGCTCGTGTCCCCAAGGTGACGCGCAAGCAGGCTGAGCAGATCATGCGCTTCTTCCAGAACTACACGGCTGGCGACGTTCAGGGCGCCCGTCAGGTTCTGGTCAGCATGGGTCAGCGCGCGACGACCCTGCAGCAGGTTGGCGTTTCGGCGGACGGCGGCACGACCCTGCCCTCCCCGTTCGTGACCGAGGTCCTCATCGACCTCCCGAACTCGACTCCGTTCGCGGATTCGAACCTCGTTCGCATCGTCCCCATGACCAACGAGACGCTTCGTTGGACCAAGGTTACGGCGCGTCCTGCCCTTCCGGCGAACGTCAAGGAAGGCGCGGCGTACAGCAAGAGCGGCGTTTCGTTCGCGCCGATCACGCTGGTCGCGAAGAAGATCGGTGAGATCATCCCCTTCACGGAGGAGATTCTCATGTCCGAGGCGATCGGGATGGTTTCTGTCATCTCCTCGCTCGTGGCCGACGCTTTCGCGTTCAAGTACAACACGCTCGTTACGAACGGTAACGGCGATGCGGACGAGCCCGAGGGTGTTCTCACGAACGCCGATGTGGCTTCGGTCGCGTGGGACGGTGCTTCTAGCTCCAGCAAGTACGACTCGCTGATCAGCCTGCAGCACGCGGTGAAGAGCCAGTACCGTCGTCTCGGCGCGATCTGGTTGATCAACGACACGGACGTCGCGGCCCTCCGTAAGATCAAGGATGGCCAGGGTCGCCCGATGTGGGTGGATGGTTTCGGTCCGCAGGCTCCGACTCTCTTTGGCCGTCCGGTCATCGAGAACCCGGATCAGGCCGCTGGCACGATTCTCTTCGGGAACTTCGTCCGGGGGTACGTGATCGGCAAGCGCGAGGGGATGACGATCGATGTCAACTCCAGCGGTGAGGATTGGGAGAAGGACATCAAGAACTACAAGTTCCGTGAGCGTTGGGATGGTCGGGTGACCGATCACCGCGCGTTCGCGAAGATGACCGGCGTGTCGTAAGACACTCAATGAAGGGCGGGCTAACCTGCCCGCCCTTCATTTCTTCTCAACCCTAATGACCGTACAATGGCGAAAGTCCCCGTTATCGCGCTCAAGCCGCTTTATTACTTGGGCCATCACGTAGCAGGCGCGAAGTTGCAGATGGAAGAGCAGGACGTCGAGCGTCACGTGGCGCTCAAGCTCGTCACCACAGCCGACGCGGTTCTAAGCGCCGAGGAAGAGGTGGCGGACGGTTCACTGGATGGCAGCCTCGAAGCGCTTAGGGCTGCGTGGACGGTGGAGATGTCACCTGCCGACTATCTCAAGCAGTTCCCGACCGGCCCGTTCTCCGACTTGGCCATGGCCATCGTCGATTTCGAGGCAGAGTCGGAGCAGCAGGAAGCTGTTTCCCCGATTTCTCTCAAGTCCATTCTCCCGGAGTAACCAATGCAGGTCCCCGTTTCTGATTCCCTGAGCGTGCGGCTCGCGGCGACTCCCCTCGCTGCCGAGAACGTGAACGCTGCGGCTGTCGATACCCTCGGCACCGAGAAGATCATCACCTCGCGTCCGCGCACTTGCGCGGTCATCCTGACGCCTGTGGTCTGCCCGGCTGCTCACACGCTGACTGTGACCGTTCAGGGGCGCAACACGGCTGCTGGCGCGTGGGAAGACCTCGCCGTCTTCACTGCCATCTCGAATGGCGCGACCGGCGTGCAGCGCAAGGAAGTCGCGCAGAAGAACCGCTACCGCATCAAGCGGACCTCCACTGGTGCGTTCGGTGCGAACGTGTTCGTTACGTACACGGCAGTCCTCGTGGGCACGGACGTGACGCATGCGCCGATTGTTCAGGTCGACTAACCGCATGGTTCGGACGGACCGGCCTCAAACCGGTCCGTCTAACCGTATGGTCGAGACCAACCGCGCCGAAAGTAACACCGTCGAGTGTGAGTGCGGGCGAGTTCTCCCACGGTTCGCAGTAGCAAAGCACGTTCACGAGACAGGCCATACCATCAAGGGATAACATGCTTGTCAGCGATGATGACATCTACGCCTATCTCGACGAAGAGCCCGACGACGATCCGAATGGAGTTCTCCTAACTATTCGGGATGCCGTCGAGGAACTGCTTGCCACGGAGACTAGCTGCGTCTTTGGTGACGAGGCGATCCTCGTTGACGAGGTATACGATGGCTCGGGCAGCAGTCTGCTATACACCAAGCGCCCAATCAAGGTTCTCACCGGAATCAAGTTCCTTTACGGATCGGAGATTCTGGCCGAGCAGTATTTCTCCCTCCCAATCACGGACTACGTGACTTGGCAGGTCGGTAAGCGGCGCATCCACTCGCGCGCTTACAAGTTCCCGTGTGGATACAACAACGTACTCGTCTCGTACACGGCTTCGGAAAACAAGCCGAAGATCGCGGTACAGGCGGTTAAGGAGGTTACTGCCTCCGTGTTCCGTACTATCGGGAGCGAGGACGCAAGGTCCGAACAGATGGGCACGTTCCAGCACGTGTTGAAGCGCAAGATCGAAGAGAACCTATTTTGGTCTCAGGCTGTCGGGGCGCTGATGATCCCATCGCTGGGCTAACTCTAGGAGGTGTCGTCCGTGAGCATCCTTGGCCTCCTAGATTCCCGGATTCACGTATACCGGTCTAATCAGGCTGCGACCGATGACATGGGCGACTCGCCCTTGCCGGTCATCACCCTGAATAGCATCAGGGCAGCGATTTCGAGCGCGTATCGTATCCACACCCGAGATAAGGGTGCTGGCGAGTATGCGACCGGAATGCTGCAGTTGTATTATCATCGGAAGTATGATATTCAGGTCTCGGACGTCATCTACGTCGAGAAGGGACCGATGATCGGGACTTGGTGGATTGTTCAGCTTCCGACGCAGATCACGAAGGCTAAGCATCGGGAGGCGGGCGTCGTTCCCTATCAAGGGAAGAAACCTGTTGTTCCATGAGGATATTCAACATAACCGTGGACTACAGCTATCCCGGCGAACTTGTTGAAGACCTCACTAATTTGGTAACGTTTCGAGCAGGAGACGCCCTGAATGAAGTTGGCGATGAGGTGCTCGACGAGATGTACTCGGAGTTGAGTCAGCCAGGGTCTGGCCACGTTTATCCGAGCAGAAGGCCAGAGGGCGGATACCACATGGCCTCCGCTCCTGGAGAGCCGCCCGCTCCAGACAAGGGCGACTACCGCGATTCGTGGAGTAAGAAGGTGCTCACGCGATTTGAGGAAGGGATTACAGGGCTCGATAGCGTTGCAACTCTGCAGATCATGTCCGACCTGTGGGAAGTGTTCGGTAGGAGATTGGAACTCGGCGGCTTCGGAGGTGGTGTCTACATCGCACCGCGACCGCACGTGCGTAAGGTCTTTGAGTCTATGCGGGATCGGATTCAGCGCCTACTGGACAACATGTAAGGAGGTAGTCCCATGATGTGGGCCGATGTTATCAAGGCAAGTGTCGCCGTCCTAAAGGGCGATAGTGCGTTGACCACCTTGCTGGGTGGTCAACACATTTATAGAAATAAAACACGGTCCACCATACAGACTCCAGGTGTTTACTGGTCTGTCCTGTGGGGCGATGTTTGGGAGAACCTTGCACCTGTTACCGTCCAGTGGGACGTGTTCGCGTACGATGCGAACTCGTCAGCAGCAATCGAGTTGAGGCTTTACGAACTGTTGCATACAGACACCGTCAAGGAGTTCGACGGGCTTCTGATGTACTCTTGGTTCCTGGGGCGCTTCGACTTCCACGACGAGAATCAGAATCTGGTTCACTCAGCAGTAGAGTTCAAGCACCTCCCTCCCCGCCATAACGGGTAGGCCAGTACCGATGCCAGCGTCCGTTGGCTAGTGATCTCATCTCAGAGGATTTCCAATGTCTGTTACGCCCATCACTAATCTCTCAACGTACGCGAAGGCACTCGGTAAGGCCTATTGCTACGTGACCTCGACCCCCGCGACCGCTGCGTCGTGGAACCTGCTCGGTATTACCGAGGGTGACATCGCGGTCGAAGAGAAGTTCCAGTACAACGATTACAAGCTCCCGGAGTGGACGGGTGACGCGATTCACTCGCGTGACGTCGATGGCTCGGACATCGCCATCACTCTCCCGCTCATTTGGGGCGACTCGTCGCTGTACGATCTGGTTCACCCGCTCGGCGAGAAGGGCGGCGGGCGCTCGGCTCCCACGAACGTCGTTCCAAAGACGGTCCTCATCGTCTCTCTCGACGAGGTTGGTGCTGGCTTGTCGAACGGCGCGGATGGTCAGACGTGGACCCCGGCTGAGCCCGTGCACGCGATCTGGCTGCACAAGGCGATCTTCGAGCCCGGTCCGTACGCGTTCAAGCACAGCGACGGCGGTAAGGTCATCCGTAGTGTCATCGTCCGTCCGATGTTCGACTCGACCCAGCCCGAGGGACAGATGCTTTACACGATCGGCGATCCGTACGCGCAGGGCGTCACCACGTACCGAATCTAACCTCAGCCAATAGAGCCATCAATGGCCTTAAAGCCGCTCAGTGCTGCTGAAATCGAAAAGAGCCAGGAGGAGCTTAAGAAGATGCTCCTACCTGGCTCTGACGTACAGCAAGCCAACGTCAAAGTCGTAGAACAACTCGCCAAGGTCGGACGCTTCGAATACCCCGAGGGGTCGGGCATTTGGTATAGTGTACCAACGATTCCCTTTAGAGAGGGACTGCAGATCAAGGATTTATACCTCCGCATCAAACTCGCACAGGACGGAGTCGATCGGGGGATGGGGTATCTAGTCTACCAGGACCAGTTGAAGGAGCTTCTCGACATTGCGTGGAAGCTCTGCATTCCGGAGCGCAAGATGTCGCGCTTCATCCGCTGGTTGTTCAAGCGGTACAACCCGTTCTATCGCGTTGCTTCCGAGGGCGACATCGCCGTACTAATCTCTTTTTTCTTAGTACGCCGGATGATGTCGAACGTACGTTTCCACTTTCCGGCAGTGGATCAGGGAAGTCAAGACCGATCGACGTCCTCGACCAGCTAACCGAGTTCGTAGAGGGATTACCAGCGTGGGTAGGCGAGGATGGCTACCCCATCTCGTGGAGACATTTCGTTTACGGCCTAGCTTTCCTCCGGCGAAAGCAGAATCGCAATAAGTTGGACATCGCCTCGTCCGCACGGATGGCTAGATCAGACGATAAGAGTTACCAGTCATGGCGAGATGACTTGAGTTTGCTTGCTGGCTACGAATAGGAGCTTGACATGAGAGGATTTCTCAGAGATATTGCCCTCGCGATCCGCCTTCACGTAGATCGCGGCCAGCTTATTCAAACGCGGGCACAGCTGCAGGCGGCTCTCCAAGCGGGAACCGCCCCAGCTGGTGCAATCGCGAACCTCGCCCGCATCGAGGATCGCCTCGGTAGGCTCAACAACAGAATCCATGCGCTCGGCGCTGCTCTGGCGCTCGCGTTCGGCGGTCGGATGATCTTCAACTGGCTTGAAGATTCTATCCGCATGTTCGTCAAGTTCGACCAGAAGCTGCAGCAGTCCGTCGCCATCATGGACAATGTCAGTTTGGGCATGCGCGACAAGATGGCGACTGCCGCTCGGACGCTGTCGAAGGAACTGAATATCGCCTCGGAAGAGGTGGTACAGGGATACTTCCATCTCGCTCAGGCCGGTATGACTGCCGAACAGAGCTTGGCTGCTATTCCCATCGCCGCTCTGTTCGCCAAGGCGGGCATGATGTCGATGCAGGATGCGACTGAGAAGCTCACGCAAGCGGTATCGGCGCTCGGCTACGAATCCGCAGACCCTCAAAAGCAGCTGGCCTCGATGGCTCGCGTTGCCGACGTGCTGGCAATGGCGGCGGCGAAGTCGAAGGCCAACATTAACGAGTTCGCGTCCGCCCTGAACAACAAGGCGGCGGTGTCGTTCAATATCTTCGGCAAGGAAGTGGAAGAGGGCGTTGCTGCTCTGGCCATGATGGCTGACGCGGGCGTTAAGGGTGCGGTTGCTGGTGAGCGTCTCGATATCTTCATCCGTCAGGTCACATCGGCGGCAGTGAAGAACAAGGAGGAGTTCGCGAAGATGGGCATTGCCATCTTCGATACCAACGGCAAGATGCGCTCGTTCGCGGACATCTCGCACGACCTGACTAATGCTCTTGGTGGTTTGAGCGATCGCGGGTTGACCTTGGCCCTGTCCCAGCTTGGTATCCAGCAGCGTACGCAAGCGGCTGTCAAGATGTTCATTGGCGCCGAGGATTCGCTGCGTGAGTACGAAGAGATGACCGAGAAGGCGGCGGGCACGACCAAGCGGTTTGCCGACAAGCAGCTTGTGTCTGCCGCCGAGCAGTTTGGTATCATGCAGAAGAAGATTCAGGACGCTAGGATGGAGATTGGCGAGGCGCTGGTCCCCGCCCTGCTCAACGCCAGCGGCTCGCTCGGCAACGAGGATAGTCCTCATTCTGTGATCGGCCAGCTTAGGTCGTTCGCGGCCTGGATCAAGCAGAACGAAGATGGCATCGGAATGCTCGGGCGCGGCTTGGTGTGGCTCGCGACTAAGCCGCTCATGCTCGTCATCGATGCGTTCAACATAATCGCCGACTTGATCGTTGGTCCGATCAATGGGGTGCTCGGATCAATCGCGGGCGCATTCACGTTCCTTGGTATCGTCGCCACCATGGCGGCGCACGGGATCGGCGAGTTCCTGGATATGATCGGGCTCGACAAGGCGGGCGCGAAGGTGGAGAAGTTCGCTGAGAAATTGGCCAAGCTGACCGAAACCATGGGTAAGCTCACCAAGGACCGGTTTGAGGTCATGGGTCAGAACTTCACCGACCTATGGAATAGGGCTACTTCGAACACGTTGGGTATCGGCGCTCCCCCGGCTCCGCCCCGCCCGCCCCGTCTGGTCGATCAGCCGATCACCGGCACCAGCGGTCGAGATAATAAAAAGGGCGGTACTGGCGAGGACCCCGCAACCGCTGAGACAGAAGATCAGAAGAGGGAGCGCGAGGAGAAGGAGGAGAAAGCTCGGCAGCGTAAGCTCCGGGCCGAAATCGCATATCAGAACAAGGTCGATGCGCTCAACAACCGCTTCGAGACGCTACTAGCCAAGCGGACAGCGGACCGCGTCGATGACGAGTTACAGCAGGTGAAGAAGCTTGAGGAGGACTACAAGAAGGTCTACGGGGATAGAATCCCCAAGAACGTGAAGGATGGGCTTGAGAAGATCAAGCTACACATGAAGGAGGGCGACACCCTCGCCGCGCTCCGCCACATCGAGAACGCGTACAACAAGGCATATAAGAACAATATTCCAGCTGACGTCAAGGCCGGGCTCGCGAAGATCGCTGCTGCCGTTCGCGACGAACAGTCTGCGTTGGACGGCCTCAGGACGATTGAGCGCGCGTTCAAGCAGGTGTATAACGACGAGATTCCAGCCGATGTCAAGGCGGGTCTGGATATCGCGTATTCCAACATCAAGAGCGGCGAGCCAGTTACACGGGCATCGCTCAAGGTGATCGAAGATGCATTCGCCGCGACGTATGGAGATAGAATCCCAGCTTCTGCTAAGGCAGCGATCGCCGCGTTGAAGGGCGAGACGGTCGAGATGGCCTCTGCCATCGAGCGCCTGTTGAAGCTGCTTGAGGCGGCATACCAAAAGACGTACGGGGAGAATATCCCCTCGGACGTGTCCGAGGCGTTCGACCGCATCCGTGCGGGACATCAAGACGGTAGTATGTCTGCCCACGAGATGCTGCTTGAGATTCGCGATGCATTCGCCAAGGTGTATGGCACTGCCATCCCGAACGACGTTCGCGACGGCATGGATCGTGTCGAGTCTCTGATGAGGAGCGGCGATCCCACCATGAGCACCCAGGCGATGCTCAACCGCCTTGAGAGGATGTACGCCAAGACGTATGGTGACAAGATTCCCGCGCACATCAAGGCGGGTCTCAAGGAGATGAAAGCTCAGATCAAGGGCGAGGGCGCGGCGACGGCGACCTCCGACATGTTTGACGATCTGTTCAAGGGCGGCATCGACGATGCGGAGAGACTGCCCGAGCTACAGGCTTTCATCGACCGCGTGACCGATTTGAAGTCCAAGGCGAAGGAGGGAACCAAGGAGTGGGAGATTTACAACGATGTACTTGAGAAGGCCATCCAGCTGATGAAGGATTCCGCCACCGAGTTCTCGAAGGATGAGAATGAGGACGACAAGCACGACGATGAAGAGCGTGCTCGCAAGCAGCTGGAGCACCTCAGAAAGATTGAGCGCATCGCGGCTCACGTCGCGGACAACATGGCGGACGGGTTCGGCACTGCGATGGAGGTTCTCATCAAGGGGTCGGGTCGCGGCATCGATGCCATGGAGCAGCTGGGCCGTAAGACCCTCGCCGCCATGATTAGCCCCCTCGCTGAGTTCGCCATGAACAAGTCGAGGGCCAACTTCCTGCACGCAGCCGAAGAGATTGCAGCCGGTATCGCTGCTGCTTCGAATCCGTTCACTGCCCATACGGCGGGCGGTCACTTCGCGGCTGCTGCGAAATACGCAGCTGTCGGTACGGCTTGGGCGGCGTTCGGTGGAGCGGTCGGCGCGGGCGCTTCGATGATCGGCAATAGCAACCACGGGTTGGGGAACGCGAGCGATACTGGACGCGATAGGGTGGATGATTCTAGACAGCTGCCCCCAGAAATCAATATCTGGGTGGATGGAGTGGACCCGAAGAATCCTACTCACCAGAAGCTGATCGGTGAGACAGCGGTTCAGTATTACGAGCGCTCTCCGGGTGGGACGCCACTTGGGCCGAATGGCCTACCAAACCGGCTTCCGGGCCAGACGGGTCGCACAGCCAAGAGGAGATAAATGGCGCTCAAATGGATTCCCAAGATCGAGTATAATGCGACCACTCTTACGCTGACGGAGCCACAAAAGCTGTGGACTCCGTCAGCTAAGCCGCATGGTGGCTCGGCTGTTTCAGACGCTGGAGTGCCCGAGGCGTTCATCATTCGGCGTGATTACCGCGCCAAAGTCGTCCTCCGCTTCAACCAGACTGAGTGGGCGGCTATGGACGCGTGGATAGATTGGGGTCAGTCGGGCCAGTCATTCGACTTCTGGTTCGACAAGGACCTCATCGCCACCAAGTACACCTGCTACTTGGAAAGCCCCATGATGGGTGACGGCGAGGTTGAGCCGGTGAGAGAGTCCTACCGATACATCTACAGCATCGAGTGCATTCTCCGCACCACGAACGGCACCATCTTTGACGTGAGAGTCTAAATGCTTAACGCTCCCTATCAGCGGTTCACGATCTTTCAGGATGACGATATTACTCCTATCGTGACTCCGTTTGGCGGGGGAGTTACAGAGTACATCCTTACGTCGGTGGATTCTCCGGACTCAGCCGACCCGATGGTGTTCAAGACTATCCCTGCTGGCCCCCCGTATTCTTACGGCGCGGGCACGGGGATCACCATGCTTGCTGGGGCCGTGCTTACACCCGGTGGCACTGCTGAGTCTGTTACCCCGGAAATTTCGTGGCTGAGTGATCCCCATCCTGGCGGGCAAGTAGGAATCTCCGGTGTGCGTGTTGAAACGTCTATGTCGGGCATCTACTCCGGCCAGACATATTGGATGATCATGGACACCCAAGCAAAGCTATATCACGTCCGCGATGACGGCTTGGGTGGGTTTGACATCATCGACGGCCCGATCGAATCAGACTATATCGGTGTCAGTCTTGGTGGCGGCGCTGACACCATGGATTTCCCGTCTGGCACGGGGTTCACCCTGCTGCAGGGCGACCGTATTCTCGTCGAGTTCTGGTCGAGGCTGCAGCTACAGCCAAGCACCGCAGACAACGGGCAGCGCCAAATCATCGCGTACGGTCCTGTTCCAGGCCCGCGCCCGATGCCGGTTATGTTCGTCAGTGAGGTTACAGGCACGGCTGGTACGGAGCTATCTTCGGTGGCTCCATATATGGGTCGAGTCATCGACTACGGGGAGTCATCGATTGACTTCCTCTCCGGTGGATCAACCATTGGGGCGATGAACGTTACCGTCCTCGACAAGCGGACGGACCCAACCGACCAGACGACCGGCTGGTTTACTAGCTTGCTCGGGGGCGCGGACGGGTGGAGCGCGATCATGGGCCACCGCATCCTCGTTGAGCAGCAGAACGAGGATGGTAGCTGGTTTACGCTCATGGACGGTATCGTTGGAGATATCGACCTTGACGATAGCCTTGTAATGTATAAGCTCGCGATCCGCGACCAGCGTGAGCGCGAGCGTGACGCACCGATCTTCACGAGAAGTACGGGCATCTCGCTCTATCCTCCCGGAATGATTAGCGGGTACGGACGGCTTGGCGGGGAGAACCAATACGGAGTTGACCTAACGCTGCTTGCTCCGCCTGTGAGTGCGGCTCGGGCGACGTTTACCCTCGACCCAAACGGTGGCGGCAAGGCGGGCGTGGCGGTCATTACCGACACGCGATATAAGATTTCGGTCGACTACCACAACGACTTGCTCGAAGCAACGTACGTTGACCTGAGGTACGCAACGCCCGAGGCGATCCAGGACCTCGCTACGAACAAGAACGTGGGTAACATCGAGAATGTTACCTATGGTGGCGTTCGTATTCATTGGAGGGCATACGGTAGCTCGGACCCGTTCACCGTGCTCGCTGACATGCCGTTTATCGGCAGTACTCTCTTCTCGTCGTGGGGCTCGGCCTTCGTCTCGCCGAACGCTAGTCGCCTTGCGAAGGGCAAGCCATCGTTCATCCTCACGAGCGACAACGCCGCGAACCTGCCTGCCAACGGGCAGGATATTGAGCTTAAGGTCGAGTACGCGGGCGTGCCGACCGAGAAGTACCCGCTCTTCATCGAGTGCACGTTCGGTCAGCTGCTCAAGGATGTCTACGACGGGTACTACTCGACGGAGGCACCGCGCGTTCGGTACAACTCTGCTGTCATGGACGAGCTTGTCACGAACACGCCGTTTGCGCGTGTCAAGCTGACCGCCCCCGCCGATGATATGCGGGCTTGGGTGGAAGAGAACATCTACAAGGTGATCGGTGCTGCTCCGGCGCTTGACGGGCTCGGGCAGATCAAGCCCGTGTTCTACTCGCTACCAGACTTGAGCATCACCCCATGGCAGCTTGACGACACGAACATCACCCATGGTGCTTGGCAGCATTCATACGGCGACACCGCGAATAAGGTAGTTTTCCGCTATAAGCGGGAATACCTGTTCCCGAACGACCCGAACGAGGAGATGTCGAGGTACTACAACTCGCAGATCAAGGAACGGGACATCGAGTTCATCGCCGTCGATTCGTCGGCGAAGGTCCTCGGGGCGAAGGATGTTACCTTCGAGCCCGAGACGATCCGCACCATGGCCATCTCCAACGTGTCGAACCCGTCCGGGACGATCATGGACGAGAACGGCGTCAAGGTGGCACAGGGTCGAATCAAGGATGTGTTCAACCGGTTCGCTGGTGGAGCGCAGAAGATGGTTATTTCCGCCCTTCGCTCGGATGCTGACGTCAGGGCGGCGGAGATGGGCGATTGGGTGTACGTCGCCTCGTCGTACATGCCCGACTATCAGACCGGCGAAAGGGGAATCAACCGTATCGGCCAGATCATTTCCATCAAGGAAATCAGCGCGGCTGAGCGAGAGTTCACCATCCTCGACGGCGGACCGAACGCGGTTCCGCTGGATCAGCCGGAATTGGGCGTACTCTCCCTCAGCGGGTATAGCGTCGTCGTCCCAATTACGTCGATTCCTGTGGGCGCGACGGCTCGGGTAGAGTACGCGGTGGGGCCAACGGTCCCCAACACCAACAGTGGGGAGTGGATATTCGCCGCGAGCGTGTCGAGTGTGGGCAACGTTTACACGCCTTACATCGCCCCGGACAACACGGTGTGGATTCGGGCTCGGAGCGAGGCGTACCAGAAGCGGCCTTCTTCGTGGACCACTCCGGACTCCATCGTCGTTCCCGCGAACCCGTTCGTAGACGACTTCGTCCTCACCCTTGACGACGATAAGGACCCTGTGCTTAGTTGGGTCCCGATGCCGTCTGCTCTTGGTATGCAGGTTTACTATGGTATCTCGGCTCCGGGCGCTCCACTCGCTACGTCGCTTACCTTGCTTGGCGACTACGACACGGCCCCCGGCACGTTGACCATGACAGGTATCCTGGTTCGGCAGCTGCATACCCTCATGGTGAGGATCATCCCATACAGCGGATGGACGGGCTCGGCTGTTTCCGGCACCGCTGGTCTGCCGAATACCGTGTTCAAGCAGCGTTTGTCGAGCACTGTGCTCCTGCCCATCGTCAACGAGATTTGGACTTACGACGACACCAATGGGTATCTTGAGATCACAGTAACTGATCCTCAGTATAGGACCACCAAGGTCGAGTTCCGCACACGCGCTGGCGCGAGTGGCACGTTCACGGGATGGGTTGCCGACTCGTCGGAACCCTATACTGCTTCGGTTGCTATCATCAAGGATGACCTGCCCTCGCGTATCGAGTGGCGGGCGTACATGGTTGATATCAACAACCTCGGCACTGAGGTGGTGTTCGCTGAGGGTGGTGGTGACGTTTATGGCGCTATGCCGGAAGTCTTGTCGGCATATGCCGTCTTCGTCGATTGGCGAGTCCCGATGCCAGCGGACACGTTCGGCATCAAGCCAATATGTACCATCAACAACCTTACTAAGTCGATTGCGTACGAAGTATCGGAAGATGAAATGGTGTCGTGGGCTTGGCAGCAGTCGTACGCGAATGCTTCTCCAAGCGGCCCGAATGGCACTTTCTTCACGATTGCCGATGCGTACCGAGATTGGACGTATTATGTAAAGATCACTCCGTACTCCGGTCCGCTCGTCGGTGGTGTGCCGAGCGGCGTTGCAGGTTTGTCGAAGATCGTGCCGGTCCAGGCAGATCAGCTTCGCCCGACGCAGCCTCAGTTTGACACGCTTGCTCAGGATGTCGCCGACCTGCAAACCTACGTTGATGCCAAGATAGCTGGGCTATCTTGGAAGAACGCTGTGCGGGCGGCAACGACCGCTGCTGGTACGCTTGCAACTTCGTTCGAGAACGGAGATGTGATTGACGGGGTGACGCTCGTTACAGGCGACCGAATACTCATCAAGAATCAGGCGGCGGCGAGCGAGAACGGTATCTACGTCGTGAATGTGTCCGGCGCACCGACTCGCGCGACGGACGCCGATGCTGGGGATGAGCTCGTGAACGCGTCGATGTATGTTAGCGAGGGAACTACCAATGCGGATACACAGTGGACGTGTTCGACCAACGCACCCATCACGATCGATACGACGTCGCTCACATTCGTGCAGCTGAGCACAGGGGGTGGCGGGGCGACTGTCGGGACCGTTGTGTTGACTACTGCGAGCCTAGCTGATGGAGCGACCGAGAATGGTACTATTGTTGTTCCAAATGCTGATACGCAAGCGTGGCTCCAGAAGATTGTGGCATCGGCGGCTTGTTGGGTTCGGCTCTACGTGACTTCTGCGGCGCGCAGCAGCGATTCGAGCAGATTGATTACGACGAACCCGAAGGCAGGAACTGGCATTTTGCACAACTCGGTGCCAGGACTTTATGACGCTGGATTGACAATCCCAATCACTCCAGCGCACGAGCTTCATAATGACGATGGGCCTCGCACGACGACGATCTATTATAGTGTTCAGAACAAGAGCGGCTCAACCGCTGCACTGACCGTTACCTTCACGCTGAAATCATAACATGGCTCGCCTCGCCACGACTATCGCGTTTGACAAGACCTCCGACACCACTTGGCGCGCGATGTGGAGCGCCATTGACGCGGCCATCCTCTCTATGGGGTGGAGCCGTACCACGGACACGGGGCAGGTGGATACCGCCACGGTCACGGCGCCGACCGGCACGGACCAAATCCGAGGCTACGCGCTTTACAAGGCGACCGACTCGCTCGCCGCCACCAAGCCGATGATCTTTCGGCTCCAGCTTGGGACCGGTGGTGACGCGAACCGCATCCGCGTCAACTTCAAAGTCGGACACACCACAGACGGGGCGGGAAACTTTTCCGGCATCACCAACTCGTGGGATCGCGGCAATTCGGATTTTATCACCATGGGCACGACGGCGTGGGAATGCTATTTCTCCGGCGACACCAACCGCATCGCGGTTGCCCTTGCTGATAATCAAACCGCGCAGCCGTCGAACCTGGCCTACTTCTCCGTGGAGCGCTCGCATGATAACACCGGGGCCGATACGGACCTCGGCATCTGGGGCACGTATTCACAGGGCTTGGTCGCTAACTATCATAACTTCATTCCCTACGTCGGGGTCATGCAGGGACAGCAGACGACGCTGGTCGGTCCTGTGCCGAATACTACAACGCTGATTGGCACGAACATCGGTCTCTTCTCGACCCATCCGATCTATGTTGTCGCGCTGAGCCCTTCGACACAGTGGCTGCACTATATCCCCGGCGAGATTTCGTCCAACACCATCATCACCGTCAACATGTACGGGGCAACGCGCACGTTCCTGACCATGCGCCACGCTCGGGGAAACCGTGACGCGCATCTTATGGCGCTCCGGTGGGACACGTAAATGGCGACGCACGTCTACTGGAAACTTTATTTCCACACGTCGCAGGGGAGCAGCCTCATCTCGCTCTCCGAAGTTCAACTGCGTGCCGTGGCGGGCGGGGCGAACGTCGCCGCTGGGGCAACGCTCACAACGAGCAGCGACTGGAATGCTGGCACCAATCCCGCTACCAACATTCTTGACGGCAACACGGCGACGTGGTGGGCCTCGAATACTCAACCCGCGTCGGTCATCTTCCAATTGACCGCCGCGCAGGACATTGTCGAGGTAGTGCTTTCCGATCGGTTTGACGGCGTCCCTGAGCAGGCGCCGAAGCTCTTCACGTTGCTCTGGGCCGACGCCTTGGCCGGTCCCTACACCGAGAAGCACATCGCCGCATGCGCGACGTGGACGACCGGCGCCACTCAGACGTTCGATACGGACCCCGGTGTCAGCGACTACGACATTTCCACCTTCACCGACACACCAGCCTCGCTCATCTCAACCCGCACGCCCAACTTTGGCACGGTGGAAATTGTCGTGGTGACCGTCACGGGCGGCGGGACCGGCACGATTGGGTCCGGCCCCGGCACAGGCGACCCGGCGCCGCTGGCGTCAGTCGGCAAGCTCTGGCCAGCTGGAGATGGGACTCCAGC